CTTCTTTAAAAGTTTCTAATGTTCTTATTCTAACAGGGTTAGTCATAAACACAGGAAACTTAGGGTTGTCTAATGACTTAACCATAAAGAAACCATCTTCAGCAACACCAAATGTTTCTACTCTTTTAATATCTATATCATCAGAACCTATTAAACAAACTCTTAAATTATAAACTTCTTTTGGTTCTTTAGGTTTTACTTTCTGACCATTTAGTCCTACTATATTTGTCATATCTCTGTCCTTACTATATGTTTTCTTACTGCTCTAACTAATTCTTCTATTTTATCTATACAAGCAATTAAATCTTTATCAGTAATATAATGTTGTTTATCTTTTAATTTATCATATTCTTTTAAAGTTATAGTGACAGTACTTTGTTCATTTTCATATGTAGCATCTACATCTCTATCTTCAATACTTGTCATTATACTTTCTTATTATGTATATCTTCTAAAACAACAGGAGCAATCTCACCTTGTTGTCCATCATCATCAGCTAAACTATCTATACTTTCTGTATACATTTCATTTAACTTATCATTGTTTCTTGTTATCTTTAATTTAAGATGGTCTTTTAATGCATCAATCTTAACATGAAGTATTTTATCTATCTGTCTGTTAATACCATACATAGGTAAATCATTTAATGCTGAGATGATTCTGCGAAAACCTCTTGCTCTTTTTTCTAATTGTGTTATCTGTGATTCTTTAGTCATAGTCTCTCTCCAATATCATTTCTAAATAGTGAATTGCTTTTTCAATATCTTTAGATTTTCCTTTTAACTTATGTCTGCATATATATTTAATAGCATTACCTTCTGCAAACAATAAACCATTTTCATTTATAAATTCAGCAGGTTGTATCTTCATTTTTTTATAATGGTCTCCATTGACTTGCTTATCTAATGAATCATAGGTAGTACCTTTAAACATATCTTTGTGTGTCATTATAGTGGTCCTTGTTCTATCATTTGTTTTCTTCTTAACTGTTGTTCAGTTGGTTGCAACATATCATTTAAATCATCTATTGTCAACTCTGAGTTTCTTTTTAATTTTTTTACTATCCATTTATAAGACCAAGGTTGTAATCTAAATTGATGTTGACTATCATAGTAATGAGTTTGATTAGGAATAAAATCAAATACATTCTTGTAATTAATCTTATTAGCTTCTTCTTTAGATAATAAAGACTGCAACCATTGAACAAGTATATGTTTTGCTTTTCTTCTTATAGGTTTCATTTGTTTACTATTCATTTCATTTCCTTTTTAGTATGGAAAACTTCATACCAAGTATTACATTCATCACAATTATACATACTTACAATAGTATGTTCTGAATCTGGATAAGTATCTTCTGTATCAAAATCATTATTCCATCTTACTTCAGCATTGCAATAAAAGCATTTCATTATTTTACTTCTATAAAATTAGTTTCTCTATCAAAATATTTATACTCAACAGTCACAGGTTTAAAATCATCTAAACAATCTATCACATCTGATTTTTTAAATTCTTTACATGAGTAAACATCTAACTGAATTAAAGCAGGTTCTTGCTCATCCCATGTATGAATACTAATATGGGATGTATCTATAATAGCAACACCACTCAATCCTTTGTTTCCTTTTTTAGAAACTTGAGATGAATAAGGACCTGCAAGTATATTCATATCAATTGTTTTAATTAATTTTCTCATCCAAGAAATAGTTTCTTCTTCATTCTTGGGAGGGTTTTGTACCTCTGCTCTAATTAGCAGGTGTTTGTGTTTCAGTTCTCTTTCCATAACTTTTTAATTGTTCCTTATATTCATTTGTTATTTCATCTACATTAGGTTGTTTAACTACTTCAGCTAACATAACATTCTTATTAGAATATTTAAATACTCTTAAACCTTTACCATCATTAGCATCAGCATGACACTCCCACTTATGAGGACAAAACATACAACCAGTAGCTAAAGTTTTATTACCATTCTTTTCTGTTTTAAAATCATAACATTTTTCTGGAGGAGTATCTTGTTCTAGTGTAGACTTTAAAGTTTTAATTAAAGATTTAACATTAGGTTTAGCCATATCATCTGGTTTGTAAAAACAAATATCACCAGAAGATTTATCAACAACAAGAAAACCACCTGCTTTAGTACCCATAGCTGTTTCATATCCTGATAACTGGGCATGATAACCAAATGGGTCATCACCTACTATCTCACCAGACTGAAACTTTTTAAAACTAAATGGTGATGCAGACTTAACATCACATATCTCACCATCAATCTTACTATCTATGTGTCCAGTAATACCATCAATCTCTACTTTCTTTTGTTGGTCTTCTATCTTATGACCTGCAAGTTCAGCTAAATATAATACTAAATGTTCAATAATATGACCATACAAAAATTTTAAATTTAATCCTGCATCATCATCTCTTCTTTCTTTAGGACTATGTTTGTCATACCATAATTGTCTAGGTGGTTTACCTAATACTGACATTCGTAGCTGACCTTCTTTATCTGTCTTAACTGGTGGTGTATTCCAAGCTAACATAGCTTCTTTAATATTCTTTAAGAATATATCCATGTTTTCTTCTGTCATGTTAGCAGGTTTACCATTAGATATATCTGCTATTAATTTTTTAATATCAGTAGCTAAATTACTAATGTGTTTCTGACCAGTTGTTTCCAATTTTATATTCTCCATTTAGTGGACACCTTACATTTAATTGTTTACCTGCATCTATAATTGACTGTACTGCTAGTCTTCCAAACTCTTCGGCTTTACTTTCTTCAACCTCATATTGAAATTCATCATGTACATTAACAACTGGAAATGCTTTGATTCGTTTATTTATAACATAATTCTCTAGCAATGTCAACGCACACTTCATAACAATAGCACCTGCTCCTTGTAATAAAGTGTTTAAAGCTGCGTGTGGATGCCTGATAATTATTTTTCTTTGGTCGAGTCCTCTGACCCATCTTCGTTGAGCCACTCGTTCCACTTTTTCTCGTAAGCTTCTAAGACTTGGTGTTGCTCGTAGAAATTTTTCTTTAGCTCTTTCGCCATCTCTTTCCGAACCTCCAATGATACTTCCGATTTTTTTTGAACCTGCTCCATAGATAAATGCGTAGATAAAAGTCTTCGCCTTATCTCTTGATTCCAAACCAGCAGCAGTTTGATTTGCTGTGTGTATATCTCCATTAACGACTTCATGTGTATAATCCTTATCATTCATGTAGTGTGCTAACATTCTTAACTCAAGTCCAGAAGCATCAACACCTACTAATTTATAACCTTTGTTTACTGTCCATAATGCCCTACATTCTTTACCATAAGGAGAGTACACAGCAGGAATCTGAGCCATGTTGGGCGACTGGTGACTCATTCTTCCAGTTATTGTACCATTGGTAATAACTTTACCATGTACTCTACCATCTTCCTTAATAGCTTCTATCCAAGAATTGACTTGAGCAATTCTCTTTTGTAGCATTAAGTATCTGTTTATTAATTTAGCTTCAGGTATATTATGTATTTGAGATAATACTTTTTCATCAACAATAATATGTCCTTTATCAGTTTTCTTTTTTGGTTTCCATCCAAGCATAACTAATCTTTCAGCAATCTGTTGCCTTGAACCTAAATTAAATTCTTTGTATTTAACTTTAATAAAGGGAACACCCTTTACATAACCTCTTGATTTGTTATTAGACTTAGGTATAAACTCTTCTTCTATTTTTAATGGAGGAAAAGTTTGTCTTACCTTAGTAGTTAAGTCATTCATATCTTCTTGAAACTTAGATTGTAGTTCATATGCTTCAACAACATTAATTTTAAATCCTCTTTCATGTTGCTTTTGAATTATCTGTGCTACTCTATGTTCAAGTTCTATTGATTGACCAAAGTCTTTTGTTTTACTAATTAAAAATTTATAAAGTCTTTCAGTTAGTTCAACATCATTTCTACAATAGGTTAACATATCTTCTGAGAAATAATCAAACTGTTCAAAATGTATTTTGTTTTGACCTAACTTAGTACCCCAATTTCTTAATGAGTGTCCACCATCTATCATAGGATTTAGTAATCTAGATAAAACTAAAGTGTCAGTCACTTTACAATTAGCAAATAAATCATAACCAAAAATTGTATTGACTACTGGTATATCAAAACCAATAATGTTATGACCTATAACTTCATCAGTTTGCTTTATAAGTTCAGCAAACCTATGCAATCTATCTTCTTTAAACTGATAATAAGTATCGCCATGTTTACAAACAATACACCATATCTTATCAGCAGTCATGGTTGTTTCTATATCAAATACAACTTTATTAAAAGTCATCTGACTTTACCTCATTAAGTCTACCAGTATCTATATCATATCTTAAATCACAACAAGGACCAGTAATACCAGAGAATCTATTCTTTAATACTCTTATCCTAGTAGTGTTCCTAACTTCAGGGTCATCATTCTGTGCGTCTCTCTCAAGCCCAATAACCATATCACTTAGCTGTCCTATACTAGCTGAACCTCTTAATTGTGATAGTGATGTAGCTGCACCCTCTTCATGTCCTTTACCATCTGGTCTTCTCAAGTGAGATACTACTATCATAGATACTCCTGTCTCTTGAACAAGTGTTCTAAGTCTAGTCATAATTTCATCTAATGCTCTTCTCTCATCACCATGAGATTGGTCTGATACTATAATACTAACATGGTCTATAACAACATACTTACAATCTAAACCTTTAGCTAAGAACCTAACTCTTGAAACAATATTATCAATAGAGTTAGACCCAAAATGGTCAAACATATATACTCTGCCAGTACCTACTGTTGCATTAAAATAAGTTTTCATTTCTTCATCACTTACATGAACATCAGGTAAATGTAATCTTTGATTAGCTTCAACACTCATCAAACCTTTTGAAGTTATTACTGGTGTTTCTTCTAACATTAATAATCCTATATTATCTTCTGTTGATTTTATAATGTGATGTACTACTTCTCTCATTACTTGAGTCTTACCTAGTCCAGACCCTGCTGTAAATGTGACTAACTCTGCAGGTCTTAAACCATATGTAATTTTATTTAATCCTTCAAATGGATATTGAACAAATGATTTAGTGACTGGTTTAAGTACATCATCTAGTAATGTATTAGCATTTATAATTCCATCAGGAGCAAATTTCTTAGCATCCCAAAAAGTTTTATTATATATTTGTATTTTGTTTTGTGATAAACAATCTGAAGCATCTTTTAATCCTTCAGGTAAATGCATTATCTTACATTTTCCTGGAGAAAATAACTCTGCAACTTTCATAGCACCTTCTCTACCATGCTCATCATTATCAAAATTTATAACAACATTATCAAAATTATTTTCAAGCCATTCTAAACTAGCTTTAATATCTTTTACTGCTGAAGTAATTCCATTCTTAATACTAACTACTGGAGTGTGGTATGTTCCTTTCAACATCATTTGATAAGAAGATAAAGCATCTAACTCACCTTCAGTTATTATACAATATTTATTTTTAGAAAAAAGATGTTGACCAAACAAGCCAGAGTCTTTTGTATTACCTTGTATACTAAACTCTTTTAACTTTGTATACCTAGTCTTTGTTGCAATCTTTGCACCTTGAGTATCATGGTATGGATAGTAATGACTAATGATTGTACCCATGTTATCCATCTTAACTGTGACACCAAACTTCTTACAAGTATCTTCAGAAATATTTCTATCTATAATTTCTGCATAGTTAGAATCTTTCATGAAGTCTTTTACTTCATATTCATTATTACTTTTTGTTGTTGTTGGTTGTAATTCCATATCGTATTCCTTTATAAATTGTTGACATGAAAAACAATAAGCTGAATTGTCTGCGTTAACAGATACTGCATCACTACTAGAACATAGTGGACAGGGTAAATGATATTTTACAAAACCTTTTTTATTTATTTCTTCCATTGTCGCCCTTTGTTAATTTAATTTTGTCCAAAAAAAAGGAGTGGCAATTTCTCGCCACCCCCTCGGAGTAAGAAAAAATGAAAAACAAATTTCATTTTACTGTTGGATAGTACTAAAAATCATCCTTGATGTCAACACCACCTGAAGAATTTTCTACTTCAAAATCTTCTCTTGGTGTATATTCTATTAAGTCAATGACTTGTACAGCTTGTAAATCTAAACCCATTCCCTTCTTACCTTTGAAGTTCCATTCGTATGGTTTATACATTACTTTAACTTTACTTCCATTACCTACTATTTTATCTAGTGGGTTCTTAGAAGCATCAACTAATTGTGGTTGAGTATTTTTATCACCATTAGCTTTCTGTACTTTTCTTTTGAATCTTACTATATTAGAAATAGTCTTCTCATCAATAGTAGTTTCGCCAAGTGCAATGCCTTGTTCTTTTAATTCATTAGCTGACTTGTCGTCTACTGCTAAATCAATTCTCCACATAGGTTCAAACTTTTCGTTTGGTCGTGTCAGAGAAGCCCAGTAAGCTGTGCCTTCAATTATTGCCATATGTATTTCCTTTGTTATGTTTGTTAATTGTTATTGTTTTACTATCATACTTCATCATCTTTGTCAACACTTGGTTCATCTTTTTTTTCCAAGAGTTCTTCTATCTTTTTATCAATGTTTAGTTTAATAGTTTGTTTTTTGTTTAGCTTTTCCTGAAGTTCACCTATCTTAGAACCCATAGATTGAATATCAGAATTAGCTTGTTCTAATTGTATTAGAATCTGTTTAATCTTACTATCTTTTTGATTGATAGTATCATTTAATTCTTGTTTCTCTTTTGTTAAATCAGAGATTGTAGATTTATATTCTTTTAATAAAGTTTTATCTGTCATTAGTCTATGCCCACAATTATTTTTTTAATAATACTAATTGGAAAATTTTTAACTTTTTTATTTGGGTTGGTACTACACCCTTGAATAAAAACTAAAATTAAAAATAGTACAATTATATTTTTCATTATTATATAGAATAACATCCTTCATTAAATAATTCTTTTATTGGAATTACTACACACTTTGATGCTCTATAATCTCCTATGTTTTTAGTGTGTGTTTTTTTATATTTCTTAACTATCTTTCTTAATCTTGATACTCTAAATACTAACATACAATGTTCTTTACCATTCAGTTCTAATATATGAAACCACCATTTAGATTCTGTCTTGTCTATGCCTGAAGGTTTATCTCTATACTCATACTCAATAGCAATGTTGCCTGTCTTTCTCCACCAACTTCTTTCAGTTTTAATCTCAACTTTACTTCCTTTAAGTAAGTCGGCTACTCTTTTCTCTCTTATCTGTCCATACTCTAAGTCTATATCAAACTTAGTATTCTTTCCTGTACTCATTAATATTGTTCCTCTTGATGAAAGCTACAAATATAATGAGTTAAAAACTTATTAAGATTTTTATTCTTAAATAGTTTCTTAGCATTAGCTTTATCTAACTGTTGAAACTTTCTGATTATAAATGTTGGTTCTAAGTTTGCGTAATCGCATATCTCACAGAAGTGTGAGTCATCTTTTGAAAACCAAGACTTTGCTTCTTGGATTATTTGTTTTCTTTTATTACCCCATGCATGAATATCTACATCCAATGCATCCATAATTGCTCTTACAATTACACTTCGATATAATAAAACATCTGGTGTTATCGCCCTGCCTTCGCCTTGTCCTGCGTTTATACTATTGTTCAATATCATATTTCATTTTATCGAACACCTTGTCTATTAAAGACTTTTTATTTCTCTTCACAATCCTCAAGTGAAACTTTTTTGTTAGTAGATTTTTGGCTATTGGATTTTTCAATCTTATCTTTAAATGTTTTTTCATCTATCTCTTCTACTGTATGTCTAGTTTCTTTTACTTGTTTATTAATTATGTTTGAGTAAGGACTCCAATTTAATTTTTCTAAATCTTGTAGTGTTGTACCTGAATTATAATAATCTTCAACGCATACATCCACATTGACCCAAGTTTTTTTTAAGAAAAATTTATTGCTCATATTGTTATGTCCTATAATTAAGTTATGTTGGATAAAAGGTTTATGTCTTTCTTTAAAGACAGTATCTCTATTATACATTATAACTTTTGCTTTAACAACCTCTCTAAAAAATAAATATTATGCAATAATATCAATGGTTTAAAGAGGATTAGGTGTTGCCTTTCTAGTGTAAGTTGTATTATTAATTTAATCCTAATGCTCTAATTTCATCTAACAAATAGATATCATCAGCTAAACCAAGTGCTGTTGGTTCATCAAGATTATGTTCATTTAATTGTTCTTTTATATCTTGTTTAATAAAACTTCTATGATATAATCTTACAACTAAATCTTCTAAGTCTCTAACTTTATCTCTAAGTTCTTTTTCTTTTTTTGTCATGATGGTTTAGTCTTTTCTGTTTTTAAATGTTATTTCAACATGACAATCTTTGTGTCCATAATCACCATGCCATGTATCTTCTAACTCTTCTAACAATCTTATTAGTTCTTTACCTCTGATACATTCATCAGAAGTTAACATATGTTTTACTGTTTCAACTTTACTTTCTTTACCATTTTTCCATGTTGTTCCATATGAAAAAATTTTATAACTATCTATGTGCATTAATATATCTCCTTTGATAATGACTTCATTACTTGTTCTTTAATAATTGATTTAACTTTTTTATTTCTAG